ATTCATTCTCTATAGATGGAATAAATGTCGGTTTGATTATAATTATATTTCTCTTTTCTTCATTTAGATTCAACTCATGATCATAGTAAGTAACTGGAGCAATTGTTGTATTAACTGACAATACACTACCATCAACTAACGTGTAATTATTTGAATAAGATGTATTTGTATTTCTAGAAATGATGCTATCGGTTGCCCAATTATAATCATTAGAACTTACTTGATACTTTGTAGTTGTTTTTTTAGAGTCAACGTTATTTGAAGCAACTTCGGTCACTTGAAAATAATAATTTGTATTTGAAGCCCAATTATATCCATCATTATTATAAGTTATACCAACAACTGTATGAGTCACATTCGAACTTGCACCAGTTACGTTGGCATTATTTGCAAATATTTGATCTGCAAACTTAATAGTGAGAGTTTTTGCTGATCCATCATAAGCTATAACTGTTCCAACACATTCTGCTTTGTCAATAGTTGAACCTTGATATACTGTTTCACCAACAGTGTAACTTACATTATATGTTTCTGATGGATTTAAATTAAATGTAATTGAGCTATATTTCTTATTGATGTAATCTTCAAATGCTCTCATACTTAACACCCAATCATATTGGGGGTCGACAATGTTATTTGAAAGCAAAATAATCCAATGTTTAGTTGGATCTTTATACATTTTTGTTGCAATTTCTTCAGGACGCTCGCCGTCTTTTACTGAATATTCATAAAAGATACTCGTATTGTTTACAGTCTCAGAAAGAAAGTTTGCTTTTGCAATGATGTTGACTGCAGCCTTTGGATTTGGAACACCCAAAGAAGTTGAATATAAAAATTTTGGAAATTTTGAAAAATATGACATTAATAACCTATTTCAACATCTTTCTTAGTAAGAATGACTGTTTCAGTAAATGTTAATTGTAGTTGCGTTTCAACTGGTTGGTAATCTTGATATGCTGCAAATTGCCCAGAAGGCGCATAGTTTACATCGATATTTGATAATACACTTTTTGCGATTCTTGGTAATTTATCGTTAGGAAAGGCAGCAGATTGATCCATAACTAAAAATTCTATTTCAAATTGTGATGGAGGAATAAAGTAACGCGCATTAATATTGCCATCTTCGCCTGGAGCCTCATAATTAGGAGCAGCATGATATCGCAATGTTCGAATAATACTTTCAATTGTTAGTGCTTCATATGCATTTCGTGGGATAAATTTAAATGTAAACACAAATTCTCTATTTTTGCTCCCTTTAAATAGAACTTGTAATTGAGGGTTTAGTGCATATCCAGAGTTATATAATGCCAAGTCAGTTATATTTTGCCCCAGCAATGAAACCCCAGCAACTCTAGCTTGTTCACCTAAACGTGCAGCGATTTCCGTCACATTCCCTGTAGCGAGTAATCCCAACCCACCCAGTGCATCAGTCACTGAAACTGAATCATAATCATGCCTATCGATATAATTGAGTCCATCTGGCATATAAAGATTTATATATGACAATGGTTCAGTTGCAGTAATTTGATTTAATCCAAAATTGCTATCAATGTTTGTTGCAGTTGCAGCGGCACCACCAAGTTGTAATCCGCTGGTCACTAAATTTTCTGCTGAACCTGCTAATTTATTTAAAACGGGTAATTTTGAAGAGAAGGCATTAATAACGTTTGTTCCAATTCCTGCTGCAGCTGCAGCTCCTACTCCAATCCCAGTGCCAAATGTCACTACGTCAGTATTGAGTCTACCTTCTTGCGCAGCTCTATATGATCGATCTAACGAGTTTGGTGTGATAATTGGTAATGGATTAACTTCTCTAACTTGCTGGAAGATAAGCATTCTCATTACATATTTAAATTGACTGTTTGTTCCGAGATCTTGAGGATACGTCAGAACATTTTCGAACTCATTATATCCACTTTCTAGGGCTTTGAGAGGACCATCAAATAGATTTAATCTAGACTTTGGTCTTTGCGCGCCAACAGTCACTTCTTCTAATAAATTTTCAGCGGCACCTGTAGAAGCAACTCCTGCATTTTCTGCTTGTTGTGCTCCAGCTATACTTGCTGCTACTACATCTATTGGAACTGACATTTCGTACCTTCGTTATAAATAATTGATGGCATATAGTGGTAAATTTAGTCCTAAAAATACTAATAAATATTTAGGCGACCCTACGAATATCTGGTACAGATCATTATGGGAACGTCGAGTTATGGTATATTTAGATGAAAATTCGAATGTAATTGAATGGTCTAATGAAGAGATTATTATTCCATATTTATCTCCTGTCGACAACAAAATTCATCGCTATTTCCCAGACTTTTTTGTTCGTTTGAGAAACAAACAGGGATTGATCGAAAGCACGATTATAGAAGTGAAGCCATCGAGTCAGACTAAACCTCCAAAGATGCAAAAGAGAACAACTCGAAAATACATCACTGAGGTTATGACATGGGGTGTGAATGAAGCAAAATGGAAAGCTGCCGACATTTATTGCAAAGATCGTGGATGGAAGTTTGTCGTTGTAACTGAAAAGGATCTAGGAATCTAAATGCCATCACTTTTTGATAAATTAAACAAGGAAATGACTGCTGCTGGGATCAGACCTAGAACAGCGGCAGCGAGAGGATGGCTCGGAAACAAGTTCTATCGCCTTAAACTTCCCTCGAATCGTTCTAATATTCTTAATGACCCAAAGAGAATCGCAGCTCGAGCGTTTATCGGAAAGATGTATTTCTTCAATTACGACCCGAAATACAAAGAAACCCTTCCAGTCTATGATAAATTTCCTCTTGTGATTCCAATGGATATCTATTCTGATGGATTCTTGGGATTGAATCTACATTATCTTGATCCATATAGTCGACTCGTTCTTCTCGACAGATTGCACGATTTTATAAACAACGATAAATATGACGATACGACTAGATTTAGACTTTCATATGATTTACTTGCAAGTTCTAGAAGATATCGTCTCATAGATCAGTGTATAAAGAGATATTTGTATTCTCATATTATGTCATCGATGATTTATATTGAGCCTGATCAATGGGAAACAGCAATATTCTTACCAACCGAAAAGATGGTGTATAAATCCTAATGGCTGAACCAATACGACCAATTTCACAATCGATTATTACTGACACTAGTGGACTTACAGTGGGGACAGCTGAGCAGCAAGAAGATGCAGCTGCACAATTTGTTGAGGGGAGTTCATTGCCTGTTACTTCTGATGGTCTTCAAGAGATTGTGATTGAAGGCAGAACGAATGTTAGTAGCATTTCAAATTTTTTAGCTCAAAATCAAGTCACTGGTTTTGCAAAAGCGCATAGATTTTTAGTAGAATTTAATTTTAGACAAGGAATATTATCTCAATTAAATTACGGTGAAACTGATTCACTATTAACCTTTAAGTGTGAGACAGCAGAATTTCCTGGAAGAGAGTTTGTAACTTCTGATGCTAGAATTTATGGACCAACATATAAATCTCCAAATATGAGCTCTTATGGCGATGTAAATTTGACATTATTGTGCGACAATTCTTTGTCACAAAAGCAAATACTTGAAACATGGATGAGCTCTATTAATACACCATATTCTTTTGATTTCAATTATAGAGATAGTTATATTGCTGATGTCACAATTTCCCAATATAATGAACTCAATAAACAAACCTTTTATTGCACTTTAAAAGAAGCCTATCCAGTAGCAGTAACTCCATTATCTGCAAATTGGGCTGATGATAATATCCATAAACTCCAAATAACATTGACATATCGATACTGGGTATCAAGTATCTTGAATACAAATGATCAACAAGATTATGAAAGTTTAAAAACAGACCACGTATTGAGAATTCAAGAGGCATCATTATATCCGTTTGATAGGACTTTCTTCAAAGATGATAATTTAGAACATTTGAAACGAATTGCGCGTGCTGGAGACGAAAGTAGAAATAATTTTAGGCGTATCATAGATGAATTAACAATAGAGAGTGAGTGATTATGGCATTACCAAAGATTGATTTACCTGTTTATAGTGTGAATTTAAAGGCTGAAAATCGTGAAGTGAGATTTCGACCTTTCGTTGTAAAGGAAGAAAAATTACTCATTATGGCTTTAGAATCAAATGACTATAAACAAATTGTGGAAACGATTAAACAAGTAATCAATAATTGTTTACTTGATGAAGTCGACTTGGATAAACTCCCGATGTTTGAAGTTGAGAATATATTCCTAAATCTTCGTGCTCGGTCAATGGGTGAATTAGTTGAAATTACCTATATTTGTCAAAACGTTATTGATGAAAAAAAATGTGGTGCTGAAATGGATCTCGAAGTAGATCTATTGAAAGTCACAACTGAGATTAAAGAAGTGAATCCAGTGGTTCAACTTACGAATAACATTGGTATTAAGTTAAAGTTTCCAACATTTGAAACAGCAAGAGCAATTCAGCTGGAGAAAGATGTAGACGTTGCAATCAAGATTATTCATGAATGCACTGAATTTATTTTTGACAAAGAACAAACCTACCCTGTAACAGATATCTCTGATCAAGAGTTTAACGATTTCGTGAACAGCATGACACAAGAGCAGTTTGCAAAAATTAAAAACTTCTTCGAGAGTATTCCAAAGTTAACATATAACGGTAGTGTTACTTGTCCAAGATGCAAGAAACAACATGATGTGTTTCTGGAGGGTATTCTCGATTTTTTCGAATAATGCTTCGTGATGAGAGTTTGAAAAGTTACTTTTTAAATAACTTTTCGT